GGTGAAGCTGATGCAAAAACACCACTTCCAAAACTTGATTTAGAAGTATCTGATGCTGTTAAAGGATTGGCTGGAGAATATAAGCGTATTGCTGATATGGGACTTTCTCCTGAAGAAGAAGCTAAATGAAAGACAATATTAGCACTGTCTATGATATGGGCCTTAGACAGCTTACAAGAGCTTCAGGAGGAAATCGAAATCTTGTTTTAGGAAATATTGATAGTTTAAACACAAATGCGCAACGTGGTTTGACGGAAATGGCTCGTTTAGATACCGTTCAAAAAATGCAAGCATTAGACAAATATGCACAAGCAGTTCAGTATATTGACCAAGTTAACAGACAAAAAAAAGCTGTAAATCACAGTATTGATTTGCAAGAAGCACAGCAAAAACGACAAGCAGGTGCACAACTTGCTGGTGCTGCTTGGCAAAATATGATGGAAGAATTTGAATATCGTAAAAAACATGGGCCGGGGAGTGCCAATCATCGTTTTAACGAAACAATGATGTTTAAATTAACCGGTATTGACCCTACGATTGAAGATGATAAATCCGGGAACATTAAAAATACGGCAAGTTATATTGAAAAAAGAAATCAAGAATTGATTAAAAAGAACCAAGATCAACTTGACAGATACCAACGAGTTCAGGATTTAAACAGATCATGGGGAGCAATGACGCCAGAGCAACAAGCTGACGAAGTTAAAAAATATGGAACTAAAGAAGCTGCAATACAAGCTTGGGGAGAGCGAGCAGGTATTTTATCAAAGCCAATGGCTCCACCAACAATACAAGAAACACCTACATCAAATTACCAATATGATGCAGAATGGTATAAAGACGCAACGAATTTTAATTATACAAGATAAATCATGGCAAGAGGTTTAGTATCAGCGGGCAGAATTGGATTAGCTGCTAATTTGAATAAAAGAGAATCTGCAAGACAAGACATGGATACTTTATCACGTCTTGTCCAAATGAAAGAGCAAGATGAACAAGCTGAAATGCAAGCTGCTTTAGCAGAGCAACAGTATTATGAACGTATTCGACAAGAAACTGATAAAATGCTTGAAGGAGATCGTATGCAGATTAATAAAAAAGCAAAAGCTATTCAACGTCAAATATCAGATAACATTAAACTGTTTGGGGGCTCCAGAAAAAAGTTTCTTGCAAGTGGAGGTCTTGGTATGTTGAATGATTACAGTAATACATTGTTAGACTCCGAAGAAGTTCAAACATATAAAGCCAATAAAGTAAATCTTGAAAAGATTTTAGACCTGAAAGAAAAAGGAATGAGCGATTTAATCTTGCCAAGAGATATGCAAGCCTTAGAAGATTATCAAAGAAATGGAAGAGGTACCATTACTTATGGAGGTGTTATGAATCAAATTGAAATGCCGCCAAACGCTGCGTTTACATTTGGTGAAAATGCAGAAACCATGGATATTGTTATGTATAAGAATAATAAAACAAAACTTCTTGGAAATATGATGATGGAAAATCCTGATAAAGATTATTCAAAATTAACCCAAGAACAATTGGATAATGAAATCATGGCTTATGCATCTGCTAAAGGTTATTCTGTACCGGGTACTACAAAAGATACGACACGAATGGGTGGTGCTACTTCTGGTGTAACTTCTCCAAGAACAAGTGGTTCATCAAAACCGGCAGAAGTAGCTGAAACTATTAGTGGAAATCTTGCTTACATCTTTGCAAAAGATCCTGGTAAAACAACTTCTTTCGAAGATATGTCAAAAGGAATCACTCATGAAAGTAACAATCCGTTGCTTGGTACTATGATAGGTCATCAAAAATTTGATGTCATTACTAAAGTTGAGCCTTCTCTTTTAGAGCGATTTGGTGAAGCGGTCCATGATAAAATTCCAGGAATGGATATTGCTAAAAAATATTTCGGAGTTGAATACGATTTAGAAAACCGTTACATGGTTCGTGGAGGTGTTTCATTTGATGGGCAAATGGCAAAAGCTGCGGCAGAGCATGTATTTGGACAAATGACCCCGGACGATGAAGGATACATGAATATTCAAATTAACGGAGGTAAAGGAGAGTATTTTGGAAACGGAGTTTTAATTGAAAATGCTGAAGCATTTAAAAATTCACGTTGGAAAGTTGAAGGAATGGTAGGTGGATATAAAGCTAACATTCAAAATAAAGACGCTATGATTATGGATGCTATCGACGAACATGGTAACATTGCGGAAGACAGGCAAGAAACCATGTATGATAGCTATAACAAAGAAGCGCAAGTTGGAGGACGTGAAGCAATGTTCTTATTGTTAAAAGACCAAGACGGAAATATGATCTATAAAGAGGTTCCATACGAAGGTTATATCTCTCAAAATAATTTCGGTCAATCTGTTGAAAAACATGTTGGTTCAAACGATCTTAGCGACGAGTTTAAAGAAAACTATAGTAAAACACAAAGACGTATTGAAGAAGCAAATAAAGTTAAAATTGAAAGAGGTTCAAGACCAAAAATTAAAGTCGAACAACCAATCTTTCAAAGTCCGTTATTTGAACAACAAATTCGTCAAAACTTTAATTTTGGAACCAATGGTTCACGTCGCATGAACTTAGCAAAAGCATTTTATCTTGCAATGGCACAACAAGGTAAAAGCGATATTGAACAAATGGTAACAAAAGACTACTTCTCTACATTTGTAGGAGAAATCTTTGGATTTGAAAAAGAATTAAAAAGTAAGCAAATTACAGACAGCCAATTACTCAATGGTTTAGAACAACAGATATATGCTCCACAGCATAGTGAAACAGCAGACCAATTATTGAAGAATAGGATTTTAATTCAGACAATGAGAAATTATTTGAATAATCTTAGAACTCAATAAATTACTACCTTTATAAAAAAACAGCATTATGCCAGATTACAGTAAACTATTTAGTCAACAAGCAGAAAAAGACCAAGCTGTAAATCGTCAAAATCCAAACCCTGTTAAAGTACACATGACAGAGGAGGATATGATTAATATGCAAAATGGCACTCCTGAAGAAAATATTGTTGCTAATCAAACAGGCGCACCACAAACACAACCTACTCAGGAACAACTTCAAGCGCAAGAACAAAAACGTCAAGATTCTTTAACTCCTGAGCAATTAGCAGATGAACGTATTTTACAAAATGAATATCCTATTCATAATGAAAGAAATATTCTTCCAAACAATCCGTATACATGGACTCCAGATTATACGGAAAGAGGTTATTTAGAAGAAATAGGAACATCGTTCGTGCGTGGTTTTGGAAAACACGTTGTTGGTAGTACTGGACAAATGTTGGCGCTGTTTAATGGTTTGGTTCCTGGATGGGATATCAAAGAAGGAAATATGGCTTCTCGATGGCTACAAGAGGCTGGAGAACAACTTGCTGAACAAAATCAAGTTTATATGCCGGAAGAATTACGGGATTTAAAATTTGATATAAAAACACTTGCAAACCCTGATTTATGGTCTAAACAGTTAGCTGAATACATCCCGCAAGTCGTAGAATTTATTTTACTTTCTAAAGGAGCTGGTGCAGCTACAAAAATGGGAGCTCGTGGATTAGTGCGAAATTACACTAAAAAATTAGGTAAAGATTTCGTTGAGAAAACTGGGAAAAAAGTAGTTAAAAACACGGGTGATCAAGTAGCAAGAGGCGCTAAAGAAGTTGCTTCAGCTATTGGTGGACAAGGTGAAAGAAGCCTTATCTATGATTCTATGGGGGAGGCTACCAAACTTACTCTTAATGCATCTGAAATTACTGGTGGTGCTTTAAGTATGAACTTGCTTGCAGGGATTCAAAATGGAGCGCATTTAGTTAATGAAATGGCTAAACAAGTTGATAAAGACGGGAATCCTAAATACAATGACAGGCAGCTTATGGAAATGGCTGCCGGTACCGTTGCTCATAACTTGTATTGGTTGCCAGTAGATGCGCTTTCTTATGGTCTTGTATATGCAAAAAGTTCCGGAATGTGGAAAGACTTGTTCAAACCGATGCGAAAAAACATTGGTAAAGCTGCTGTAAGAGAAACTGTTTTTGATGCTCAACAGCAATTAAAAGTAATGTCCAATTCTTTTGCAAAACAAGCATCTCCATTATTAAAATTTGAAGATAAAGCACTTAGAACAGCACAGTATTTAGGAAAACCTGTTTTTGAAGGTCTTGAAGAAACATTGCAAGAAACATGGGAAGATTGGTCTGTTAAAAAAGCATTACAATCAACTACCGGTAAAAAGATCAAGTATGAAAATTACATGGATTTTTACTTCTCAAAAGAGAATGAAGCAACACGCGTAATTTCTTTTGGATTAGGTGGTTTTATGGGAGGTGGTTCAGCAGTTATTGATGCTTTAAATCAAAAAGCAGAAGATCAATACAAGTTGTATTCAAAAACACAGCTTTTAAAAGAACGTGCAATTGACGGTCATAGAGATCAGCAAACAGCACAAGTGCAAGTAATTTACGATCAATTAATAGACAACCAACATGACGGCAATGTAGATCAAGAAGCATTCATTGAAGACTTAACTAATAGAGGTGTTATTTTAGAAGATGAAAAACAACAATGGCTTGATATTGCTGAAAAAATTGCAATTGAAGATCAACAAGCAAAAGATTTGAATGTTGCTGGTCGTGATGCATTAATGCGTAATCGTGCAGATTTAGCAATTAATGAGTACAGTTTAAAATTTCATGGCGAAAGATTTAACAATGCAATGACGGCTCTTGAAAAAGAGAAAGGGAATATGACCCGTTCTCAATACAAGAAAAAATTACAAGAGCGAAAAGAAGAATATGAGTTTTTAAAATCCGCACTTGAAGTTCAGCAAATGCGATTAAAACAAAGTATTGGAAATATTTTATCAGGAGAAGAAGGAAACATAAACAATATTAAAACTGTTGAAATTGATGGAAAAACAGTTCCAATTGGTTTGACGCCTGAAATGTATAAGAAATACTATCAAATGTCTGATGAAGCTGTTATTGAATTAGCACGTTCACAGCAAAATAATAAAGGTGGAAATTTCTTTCAAAAAATGGCTGATTCTGTTCGAAACCTTTTTAATAAAGGAAAAGAAGAAATGCCTACTAAAGAGGAAGTTGGTAAAAAAGTTAGCAAAGCTGAACAAGCAATTAAAGACAGCAAACTTTATAAAAATCTTTTTCCAGATGAAGAAACTAATGAAGAAACAGACGAAGGTTTTGATGGTAAGGTAATTGAATTTGAAACTAAAGTACCAGAGCCAGATGTTCCTACAGCACAAGGAGCTACTTGGGGAAGTTATCCAATTCCTGAATTACAAGATATGTCAGCTAACATTCAGGAAAAAATTGATGCTACAGAAGATGTTGATGGTAAGAAAAAACTTCAAGATTTAAAAGAAAAAGTAGACCAATACATTGTAGACAGAACTAAAGAATACAATGCAGAGGTTCAAAAAAGAAAAGCGGAAAAACAATCTAAAACAGAACCTAAAGAAAAGCCGGGAAGAGCTGCAAGATTTGCAGAAGATGAAAATCAAATTGAAGATATCGTTTCCGAAACAGTTGGTGATGTTCCGGGTAAAGAACGATTAGCTAAACAAGGAGTTGCAGCTGTTGATAAAGCCCTTAACGGTATAAAAGCAACTACTGAAGAAGATGCAAAAGAAGCTATTAAAAAATTAATAGCAGAAGACAAAGGCTTTATTGAGCAGATATTAAAAAAAGGTACGCCAGAATACGTTCTCGAAGAATCGTTATTGAATCGTTTAAAAAAATTAAAAAAGATTGACGAAGAAATCAAAGGCGATACTAAAGGAAAAAAAGAACAAAAAAATAGAGCGCGTACACGCGTCAAAAACAGAAAAAAGAAAAAAATTCCATTAACCGAACAACAGCGCTTAGAACAAAAAGCAGCAGATCGCGTAAACAATCAAAGTTTACGCATGAAGGAAGCTTGGGAAAATAAAGAAGTTAGAGATAAAATAATTAATATAGCTAAAGACGATCCTAAGAAAGCTAAATCAGCTCAAAACTCATACGAACGTTACTTAGCCTCTACAACGAAAATTAGTAAAGCTGGAAGAAGAACGCTTCATCAGCAAATTACTATAAACTATCACTTAAACAGAATGTTCCCTAATAGCAAACCACAAGTGTATGCTATGGACAATTTGTATGAAGCTGTAGGTGAAAGAGCGTTGGGTTATACTATAATGGGCGCCGTACTTATTGATGAAAAAGTATGGAATCAAGATCCATTATTTATGCATGAATTTGGACATATTTATTACCAGCTTACACCTAATGAAAAAGAAACAATAGAAATACTTAAACAAGCTGTAAAAAACACAAAGCTTTTAGAAAAGCTTTGGAAAATGTATGAGAAAGAAGCTTTATGGGCTTATGAAGGATACGATTATCATCGAACAAAAAGAAAAACAATAAGTCCTTACGGACAAATTAAAGTTCCTGATATCGAGCAGCAAAAACAGCAAAAACATAAAAATGGAAGACCTGTAGCATATCGTTTACCTATTGAAAAACAACCTTTAATTCTTGAAGAATTATTCGTTGAAACATTGCAAGGCCCATTAAGCAGAAGATTTAATAAATTCTTTGATCCGGTTAAAGAGCCTCAACGACAAGAGGCTGTAAAAGGATGGTTCCGTTTTATTAAAAAGTCAGTAAATAATGAAAAAGACTCACATCAAAATATTATAGAAGCAATTGATGGAGAGAATTTTGTAGACAATGATTTGATCACACACATAGCTCAAAACTTTGTAAAAGAACTTGATGGTGTAGATGTTACTACAAAAGGACGTGCGTCTTTATTTTTTGAAAATGACCAAGCAATTTTTGAAAGCGAAGACCAGGTTTTAAATGAACTTATAGCAGAAACAAGAAGATCTGAACAATCATCTTTAAGAAAGTACTTATCTGAAATCAAACCTGAAAAGATAGGAACTGTAAAAAAAGACTACAGCGTTTATTACCAACGTCAAGAAGAAGAAGATTTTTACGGAAATGAAAATGACCATTTTGATTTTGATTTTGACGAGCAATTGAGTGAAGTAAACGACCATAATGAAAAAGATGAATTTGCATATTGGGATAAATCATTTGAAAGAGCTAATGACAAAATGAACAAAGTCATTAATGGTTTTGTTAATCGTTGGAATAAAGAAGCTAATCTACGTCAAAATCAATTATTAGAAGCTCAAGAAAGAGGAGAAGTTGATGAAACAGTCTCTGCTTTATACACAGAGCGTATTACGCAAGAAGAAATTACAGAAAGCTTACAAGATCTTGCAAGAGAATATTATGCAGCACCTTCTTTTATTCGCGCTTTACAAGAAGAAAGCGGAGTTATGGAAGAATTTTACAATTACATTACACAAACGTATGATGATGCATTGCAGCGTCTTCGTTCAGCACACTGGGTATATGCCAATAGTGAAGTAGTAATGGCTATAGCGCATCATATTAGTTCAGAAGGAAATTATGATTTAAAAGTCAAAAGCTCAAAATTAGATACTTGGAAGGCAAATTTTATTGCTTCCCAAATGGATAAAAATTCCAGTTTAAAAGCAAATGTAATAAGCGCACTACAATCAAACAGTGTTACTGAAAAAAATCAAGCAATTAAAGATCTTATTATTGCTGCGGCTCCTAATTATAAAATAGCTAAAAAAATATTAGAACATGGCCATTTAGAAATCGAAGGACGTATTATTCCAATTCAAGAATCATTAAAAGAGCTTTTTGAATTAGAGGAAAGAGAAGTATCCAAAGCGGACAGATTTATGAATCCGGATGTAACAACAGCAACAAGAGTAAAAAATTCGTTTTTAAAATTTGCGGAAGCTGTTATTAGTACAGGTAAAAAATTCGGTCCTACTTCTGTAGTAGTCGCACCTAAAGGGCAGAACACATCTATTCGAATGTTTAGCAATCATTTGATTAAAACAATGCACAATGTTCGTAAAGATTTAGCATTGTCAGATAATGCACAAGACAAATTAGAATTGCAATTACTTAAAAATAGATTTATAAGTAAATACAGTAACAAAGAAAACATTGACAGCAAAACAAGAGCACGTCTAAGAATACCTACTGAAATTCTCCCTAATCCAATGATTGAATCTTGGTGGGATAAGTATCAGGAAAAAGGTATTATGCCTTCTATCGCTTTAGATTTAGGTACTGAAAATGACATGCTAAATAAAAATAGAAACTATAAAGAATCAACCGCAGAACAGCAATTGATAAACGAAACACTACAGTTTTTATTAAAAGATCAAAATGGAGAACAAGAATACTTAGGCTCCATGGATATTTTTGGTGACTCCTCAAGAAGATTTTTAACAACATTGCCTGTTCTTAAAGAAAGCAAAGCGCATTTAGCGCAAATGTATCAACTTTACGCAGCGCAATCTTACGATAAAAATCAACCAGCTGAAAAGCAAGATCAATTAATGAGCTTTAATGAATTTAAAGAAGCTTTAAATAATGATGTACAAGACTGGATTCAGTACTTTAAAGATAATGGATCGTCGCTTTCAAAAATAAATAATTTACAACCGTTTTATGTAGGAGACACTTTAACAAAAAATGGAGAGTCATTCATTCGTCGCTTTGTATTTAACAGAATTGCTAATGGTTTCTACATGCATAATATAGTAAATCCAGGCGTTCCATTAAATTCTTTAGTAAAACGTCATAAAGGAAATATTGCACCAGTAATCGCTTTAGATCCAAATTTAAAAGTAGAAATGATTATGATGGGAAATCAGTACGATATTCCTTTCGATGAAAAAACTACTGAAGAAAAAAATGCAATGACTGAAGAAGAATTGCGTGAATACAATATCAAGCATAATGAATGGAAAAAGAACCGCGTCATTATGAATGATGGTATGCAATACATTCTTGAAGAAGATGCAGAACAAATTCAAGCAATTGGTCAAGGGTCTGTAAATTTAGGACGTGGATATAAATTATTTTCGCATTCTATTGAACGTGACAATCCTTTATTTAGAGGTCAAACAGCACAAATGAAAGGCTATACGATGGTGCTTAGTAAAGAAATGGTAACTACCGGCAAGCATCAACACTTAAAACCTATTTACGATCTTTTAAAAAGAAGACGTGAGAAATTTATCAAATGGTATGAAAATAAATATGCAACATACGATTATGCTACAGGTACAAGTGTTCCTAAAAAATACAATCCAGCATATCGTATTGACCGAAATGAAGCATCAGACAACATAAAATACATACCAATCGTAACTCCTGTAAGTGCAGAAAAAGCAAGTTTGTTTACAAACAAAGAACTTGAAAAATTTCAAAAATATGCAACCTTAGAATCATTGAGAAATGAAAAAAACATGGAAGCATATGAAGAAATGCTCGATAAAATGTTTTGGGTAAACGGAGATTTTGTAGGACTTGACGGTTCTAACTTTGGACCACAACAAGTAATGGATAAACAATACGATCAAGCTACATTTTCAATCCAAGCACTTAGTTCTATTCTTGCGCATCAAAGAGGAAAAGAAAAATTTGAAGCAGCGAAAAAAATACAAGATCTTATTGTAGATCAAAAATTAAAATTTCTTAAAGAGCGTGTTTTAAATGAAATAGATGTTGAGTATTGGGGAGATAAAAAATACACAGACTTTATTTTAAAGAAAGTAAATAAACGAGATGCAGATCCATACACAATTATGGCATTGTTAGATGGAGCTTTAGCTTATTCACCACACTTGTCAGAATTTGCAAATAATCAAATAAAAAGACAATTCATTGATAATGGAAACAATCTTGCAGTTCATGGAACTTATGGGCAAGTAGTTTCGGATATGGGATATGCTTTTAGCGTTTTAGAAGAAGGAGAAGTTGTTCGTCAAGGATATATCAATGGTTCAAATACATTAAATCCATATAGGAGAGGAGCTAATTCCACACAAGAAATGGAAATTATTCTTCCAAGAAACAAACAAACTTCTGATAAAACATATACCAGAGAACGAAAATCATATATTGGTAATGATGCTAAGAAAAAAGTATTTGATAGCTTAAATAAAAGTGAAGCTTTAAAAAAAGAATTTAAGTTAAACAGTAAAGGTGATATAGATGCCTTTATGGAAAAGCATCAAATTTATGCAGATAAGTTTTCTACACAATCTATAGGATATTACATTCCTGGTGAAGTTGTGATGTTTACAAGAATACCACACAACGGTCCGGCTTTTATGGGTGTAGGTGAAGTTGTAGGTTTCAATGAAAGCGATTCAAATAATATTATTGTGCCTTCTGAATATGCACATATTGTTGGTTCAGATAATGATGGTGACGCGTTATTTGTCTATCAACGAGCAAAATCAAAAGATAAAAATGGCAAAGTTCGAGACAATGAAGAATACGTACATTGGAATGAAGCATTTGAATTAATGAAGCAGCAATGGCTATCTCCAGATATGTATGAAATGCTTACTACGCCATTAGAATTTGAAGATGATGTAAATGTTGTTATTGATAAAATAAATAACAAAACAGGACAAAATACTGCAAATAAAAAAATGATGCCTTTTTCACCAAGACATTACAAAAAGCAGTACAACAACTCAGTAATTGCAAAACAAACTATTGGTATTGCTTTCGATACAGGAAGAACGTTAAATACATTAGCAGCTTATAATACGTTTTTAACTAATGGAACTGATGAAAACAACGAAAATCGTTTAACTGATATTATCATTAACAATAAAAGAAGAAATCGTTTTGCTGATTTTGGTTCTGGTAAAAATTCAAGAATACACCAATCAACAGTTTTAGCAAACATTGTACTTGATAGTACTAAAAATGGACATGCAGATGCATTAAACTTGAATATCAATAGTATTAGTAGTGCTGTAATTTTAGTTAATCTTGGGTTCAATCTTGAAGAAGTAGGAATGCTTTTAAATCACCCTGCTGCAAAAGAATATCTTGAATTAAACAAACTTGTAAGCAACGATTATATTGATGGAATGACAGAGGGTGTTTTAAAATATATGATGCATAAAAAATATCCAAAAGCAAATATTTACAACTTAAATCAAACAACATTTAGAGTAAATGTAAATCCTGATACATCCGGATACAATTCAGATAATAATTCTGCTGAAATTATAAAATTGATGTATTACTTATCAAATGTTTCTTCTGATATAAGGACTATTTCAAAGATGCTTTCAGGACATAAAAAAATTGAAGCAAATCCACACGCTTTAAACAAGCAAGTAGATGAATTTAAAAAACTCATTAAAAACGATAAAAGAGATCCGCAAACACGTAAGAAAAATTCAACATTACTTTTTGCAAATCAAATACAAAATGCTCCTGAATTTAGAAATTATTTAGCAGTAGCAGAAGCTTACGCACCTCATCAGCAAAAGCTAAGTATGGTGTTTAATAAGAGTATTGAAGATATCTTAAAACAAATATCTGATAAAATTGTACTATCCGATCTAACAGATGCACAGCTTCGACATTTTTCTAATAAAATGAAACCATTTATTTACAGTCGTTTATTAGGCGTAAATAATATTCCTTTTGAAGAAATTGAACAATTATTCATGGTAGTAAATCCTGAAATGACTGTTGAACCAACAGAAGAATCAGGAAATGTATTGACAGAAGAACAAGTTCAATCTTCTCCTATTCAAATAGTTTATGACTTAGAACAATATATAAGAACGCTTCAAACAGGCGATAATTTGTATCAAGAGAATTTAGTTAATTCAGAACTAAATGACACCGCTTATTCACGTTCTCGTTTATTTGGGCAAGGGTTAATTTGGGATAGTACTGGAATTTGGTTAAATCCAGATCTTTTAGCTAAATGGACAACTAAAGATGATATAGACACTTTAAGAGATGAATTTGCTCAACTTCCTCAGCAATTACAGCAAAACTTAATTGTATATGATTTGGTAGCGCATGGATGGGAAACTAAAAAATCAATGTATCCAATCTTCCCTGAAGAAATCACAAATACAATTCGAAGAAGAGCTATGGAATTTCAAAATCAAGCTCAAACTAAAAAACTTGATAATGCAATTCTTAAAAAAGCATATCAAACCATTGAAGATTTAGAAATTATTAACCCAAATTATAATAATTTCCCAACGATTTTTAGTAATGAAGAGATTGATTTTAAAAACCAAGAAAACAATAAAAAATTAATTAAATCGATTTTAAATAAAGATGAAATATTAGAACAAGTAAATAAAGGAGTTCCTTTAACTGTTCAGGTAATTAATTTAGATACGAAAGAAAAAACAAATTTAAGAGTAAATGCACTTCCTCGTAATTTAGATGATGAAGTAGCAAGATATTTCCAACGACGTAAAAATGAATTTGCTAAAAATACTTCCGGGTATAAACAATTATTTGCTGAAAAAATATTAGAGAAAATTCAAACTAATAATTTAAGATTTTTTGAAAAAGCAAGACCAATAGTGCTTCCAAAAACACTTCAAGGTATGCCTGAAAATCTTTTCTTGGTAAGTATTCCAGACCCAACAGTTTCAGAACCATTTACGCTGTTAAAACCAGCTTTAGAAAGAGGTGACCTATTAATTATTCCAAAAGAGGATATTGAATCATATCCTATGCGTGTTGTCAAAGAAAACACCGAAAAAAAAAAGAATAAACGGATAGGAAGAGCGTATAAAACTGACTTTTATAGATACACTTCGGATGAAATAATGAGCGAAGAAGACTTTTTCGCTGCTTATGAATCTCCTTATCAAATAGATCAGGTTCAAAAAGCTGTACTTTATGAAAAATATGTCAAAGATAAAGAAGAAGCCAATGAAATTGCTAAGGACTATCCTCCTGAAGTAATTGCTACAATGGATGAGAAAGAGCTTATAGAAGTGTATAATAAATACGCTGCTAAAGACGTATACGCTTATTCTATCATAACAACACCAGTCACTCTTGAACTAATTAGCAGAGCTTCAGCAGAACAATCAGCGCTTACAAAAGTTAGTGAAGGCAATGATGATATTGGTGTGCTTCAAAGTTATTTACAAACCAACAATATTACTGCAACGCATCCAGCAACACAAGCTATGCAGCGAGAATTGGAAGTTGAGTTTAAAGGCTTTCTAAACGAGCGCCGTAAATACATGAGAAAAATTAATGAAGTTTCTGAAGCGTTGTATGAAGAAAAGTTCAATTATAGAGGCACAAGATCACCATTGCTTAATAGACTTATTATGGCTGTAAAAATTCTATTTAAAAATAGAGCTAAAATTTACGAGCAATTATATGGCAATATTGTAGAAATAGAAACAAGTATAAACGATAATGGAATCAAACAAAAAAGAATACGTTTGCTTCCTGAATTTCAATTAAAAAGCAAATTAAAAAGCGGAGAGATATCTCAAGCTGAATATAATTTTGCAGAAGTTTTTAGAGAAATTACTACAGAGTTACATCCAAGCGCTAATGACCCGAACTTTAAAAAAGGATTTGTTCCGGCAATCGCTATGGGCCGTTTAGAATCTTTTGGAAGTAAAGGTTTGTTAGGATTGTTTGTAAATAGTCAGCATTCTGATACAGCTATATACAATGTGTATATGAAATTCAATGATGAAACTGTAAGTTTTAAAGAAATTGAAGATTACTTCAAAGTTCAGAATAATAACAATTTACAAAACGTTCAAGAATACATTAAGCTTCGAAACAAAGCTAAAAAATTAATGAAGCAACGTATTAATGAAGATGGCTCTCCACTTATTGTTACAAAAGTTTCTAATGTAACACTTGCCGGACATGGTATGGTCAACCAATTTGCAAACCAAGGATGGGTAGATTTTGAAGATATGATCTCTATGGACTTAAATAAAGCTTTAGCAGATTTTACACACGCTTCTTTATTTGTTACAGGAAATAAAAATTTCCAAGGGTTTATGAAACTCCAGGCAAAAGTAGATGGATTGTTATTGCATAACCAAATGAAAGGATTTAATAATCAAAACCGATTTGCACAAAAAATTCTAAAAGAATACTCTTTAAAAGGATTTCGACAAGATAAAAAACGGTTCCTTGATAAAGTTCTTGATGTTGGAATTAAAGGAAATTTACTTTACATCATGGGATGGAAGCTCTTTGCTCTTGGAAAAGGAGCTTACGCCATTGGAAATATTGCAATAGGTAAATACCATAATATTAAAAATCAAGGTGGTGCCGCATGGCTAAGAGGAGAAAAAAGATTTTGGGGGCTTACAAGGGATGGAAAAATTGGAACTAAAAAAGCATTAGGTGTTTTGAACACTTTAAACTTTATGAATGTCAATATGTACGATGAAGTGAATTTATCTTCATCTTCCGGATTGGATAAAATATTTACAGACTTAGCACTCTTACCAATGATTACTTCTGAAAAATGGATTCAAGGATCGCATATGCTTGGACTGCTTACAGAAGAACAATGGAATAGATTTGACGACAACGGAAATTACAAGCCAGGAGAAACAGAAATTACCAATCAAGAAATCGTAAAACTTGAAAACGAAGTTAAAAACGCACATGGTAAAGGATATACGCCTACAGATCAACGCGTAATACAGCGTTATTCTTTAGGACGTATGATGTTACAATTCAGCCGTTTTATTCCTACAATGTTTTATGATCGATTCTCTAAAGAGGACATTAATATTTACGGTCAAAAACATGTTGGAAGTTTACGAGCTGTAGCCACACCTATTTGGAAAGTAATGACCGGGGAAATAACTCCAGAACAATTTGCTAAATACCGTTCTTCATTAGATCCGTTAACAAAGCAACGTTTTGATTCAGGGTTAAGAGGTCTTGCAATGGTTACATTAGCGCTATTTGCTGCGGAAAATTTTAATAGTGGTATAGCAAAAGGAATTGCTAATGACGCTAATTATTTAGTCAACTCAGAGAAGCTTGAATACAAAGCTATGCCGTCTTTAATTCGGACCATTCACGAATTATTGCGACCATTAATGCCTATGTAAAAACTGATCTTGCATATAAATAAACAAGATGAAATTCATAAACAATAAGCATTACGATTACTAAAGTTAAAATTGCTTTAATCATAATTAATTGTTTTACATAAAGTTATAAAAAACCCTCTCAAAACGAGAGGGTTTTAAAAAGAATAATAAATAAAGTTCTTAATCAAATAATCTTACTCTTTTTTAAAGTTTAAATCATAGAACTTACCGTACCAACGATGTATCATATAGCCTAAGTATTTTTGATCAAATGGTTTTTTGACTAACGTATGTTTCTTACCGTTTATTGTAGCAACCAAACAAACTTTCGGCCAATGCTTTGCATATTGTGGAGCCTCCGGATAAATAACAATACCATTACGCATGCATTCTACTTGCTTAAGGACTTCTTCTTCGGAAGCCATGTAATGTATGTTCATATCCTTTTTCAATTTATTTTATAAAGTTAAACGTTTCTTTTAATGTTTTTTCATTAAACACAGCATCTACTCCTTCAACTAAAATACCAAGTCTATGAATTGCTTCTATGGTATAAATCTGTTCTTTTTTGATTTTACCATTTACATCTTTTTTGGCGAACAATCTATCGCCTACTCGCGGTGTTCTGTTAACACCAAATGCTGTTCCAGACATCATTGCTTTTTTACTCATAATTTTTGTTTTAAATTTTAATATTTACCACTTTTATACCGGTTTCAATTCGGGAAATAATCATAAATACTACTCATAAAAGTAGTTATACACAAGTGGCTACTTTCGTAATCCTAATGAATCTATAAGCCTTTCGCCTAAAGACTCCGCGCTTTTTACAATATTTTCTGCAATTAAATCAATGTATGGCTGAGCTTGGTCTGGTCTTATCTTAAATGTAAAACTTTCCCAATCACCATTTTGAAATCTAATTTTACCAGCATACTTGCCTTTGTGTTCGCCATACGATTGAAATTCTAATTCTAACTTATCTAATCTCCAATCGTCTTTAGGCTCTTTTGTATTTTGTTTTTCTAACATAATTTTCGTGTTAGTATGTATTAATCATTAATAAAACATCGATCCAACGCTCTTGGCTTTCATCATAACGACAATGAACAGCCATTGCGTTATATTTCCAACTCACTAAATAGTGATGATGCTTTTCACTTTGTATCCAACCTTTTAAAACGCCTTCAGGTGTTCCAAAATTTCCTGCAAGTAGCTCAGCGCTGTTTTTAGCGCCTTTATTTTTTAAGAGGACAAATTCATCAACAACGCCATAATGTGCTATCTCGTTTGAGCTATCAAGCTCCTCAGCACGTCTTTCAGCAAGTTTATCTAAATACTCGTCAATAACAAGTTCAGGAATACCTAAAGTAAACCTATAATCGCTAATTAACGACGCCAGGATCCCTCTTCTTGACTCTTCCGGATATTTGATAGCGATAATCTTGTAGTACGCTCTAATAGTCTTTGATTTTATTTTATCAGACCATTTTGGCAGATAATAAAAGAATACAATCAGTAATGCGATTGTAAGTACTATAATTTGAATTGTTTTCATAATTTCTCTATTTCTTGTTTAACTTCTTCGTAATATTTACCTAATTCAGTAATTCTACTACCAACTACTTTATTGGAATGTTCATCATAATCACTCGGATGTGTTTGTGATTTTATCATCTCATTTACATGTATCAAAGCACATTGTTTTGCTAAAGATATTCTTATACCATCTACAAGGTCATTTACTTGTGATAAGTTTATGCTGACATATTTGCTTACTAATTCTTTCGCTTTTTCTTTTGCTTCTATCATAATTTATAATTAATAGCCTCTGAGATATTTACCTATTAAATATCCGATCATGATTCCTATGATGATACCAATCATTAATGTTTGTAACCAATTCATATTGACATTCTTTTGTTTCTTTCATAATTCTATTTCTATTTGCTCATTAGGCAATGGAATTTCACAATTAAATATCTCCATAGCTAACCTACGAGCTCTTTCATGAAATTCTTCCTGATCTACAGTAGTGTTTTCTTTCGTGCTTTTAGACACTCTTAAAATCTCTCCAGTTTCTTCTACAATTTTTTCTTCATAATTGCAGTTGTACTTTAAAAATTCATGTGTGTCTTTAGCATTGTAAAATTCACCCCATTCATCTTGGATCAGTCTTGCCCATATCGGTATAATAACTCCCCAATAATATCGGTTCTGTTGTATACTACGCTCTTTCCTATGAACTTTAAAAGTCAAAGTAAGTGTCTTACCCTCTAAAGCGCGTATAACCTCTCTAATACGATTAGAATTGCGTTTAAAGCTACCATTAAGAACAGTAGTTACAATTTCAAATTGCTTCATTTTGTGTTTCGCATTAAATTGTTCATGTATCCTACACGTTCATTAATGTAGTTTTGCATCAACTTGTAGGACCATTTGATCTTACGCTGTTGCTTACCGCCATCGGTAGTCAAATACCTGACAGGTACAAAACTTTGAGTAAACAATGCTGAATTAAATCCGGTACCTGACATTGGAATTGGTACACACTTATTAATAAAAATACCATGATGCTCCCATAACATACGCGCTTTTAAAGGAAAAGTATGACTTGTAGACGCTTTAGCACCTTGTCTCACAGCGCTTGTTGTAGGTTTGACATCTACATAAGAGATAGTATCATACACGCCATTTTCAGGACTTACAACATCATGTGCAACAAATAATGGTTTGCCAAACAGAAATGTAAAACCATGATCGACCTTTTCATAAAAAATATATTCTCCTTCTTTAGTCCAGGTAATCTTATAATCACACGTATAATCAATCTTTGGAAACAGATTAAATTCTTCACGTTCTTTTAGCTTGGTTTTAAATCGTTTGTAACGACCATAAGGGGCCGTAGGAAGTACGGAAAACTTTTCAGGTTCCCGTACATATTCCTTAACATATCCCGCAGCCTTTAAATCATTAAGCCACCATTCGAAATACAATTCAATTTGATTGCGTTCTGATTTAGTTTTGCGTTTCATCGAGCTCTAACCAACTTTTAATTTTACCTTGATAATTCTCAATACCCGCAATTACACTTTTCTTAGTCTTGCGTTCTTTATCATTGGAAGGATTGATCACTTTAACTGTTGCGATAAACGCATTGAAAGCTTCCATCATTTTATTTTTAAAATAATCAGGATTGGTCTGTTGTAAAGAAGGAGCAATAATTTCTTCTTCTTTTTCTTCCGGTTTCTTTAAAGTCAATTCAACTTCATGTTCTCGTTCTTTAATTGCGTTTTGCAGCAATGAAATACACGTTTCTTTCATTTTGTTAAAACGAAGTGTTAACGCTTCAACAACATCTTCAGATAAGATTTCAATATCTTCTTCTAAGAGATCTAAAGACGTTTTATTAAGTGTATCAATTTCAATTAACAAAGCAACGTATGAATAGGTTTCTGCTTGTTTCAATGTTTTATTCATTGTTTCTTCAATAAACTTATCATACTTTAATTTCGTTTGCATGCGCTTGATGATAAGCTCGTTCTGATCCATTTTTTCTTCCAGCTCTTTTTGTTTTTCCAAAAGCTCTGCATTTTTACGATCTTCAGCTTCTTTACGCTTGCGTGCTTTTTCCAATTCAAACTCTTTAAACTCCTCTACAAGTGTTTGCTTGGCATTTTTAGCACCGTTTAAAAATAGTTTTTCAATTGCATCCAGTTTACGACCTACTTCCAAGTAAGGTTTTTTCAGTTCAGCTTTGGTATTTTTAGTCTTTTGATTAAAAGCACCAATAAACTTAATAGCCTCTTTGTATTGGTCAATCGTTTCAGGTTTTTCAGGATCATATTTGATTGTTGTAAACTCCTGAATTTTCAACATTTCAGCAATGATAGGATTGAACTTTACAATATCTTTTGCGTTCAATTCATTATTGAGTGCGACCAATACTTCTTGCGCTTCTTGAGGTAACGACTGTAATTCTTCTTCAGGAATTACCTCAACTTCTTTAATTTGTTTTGACATACCTATTTGATTAGATTAGTAATGTTATTTGAAATAGCATTATATTGTTCAATGTATTGTTTTAAAGAGATTGTTTTCTCTTGGTTGTGCATAATTACCTTTTGCATAGCAATGTACCTTAAAGCAGAAGGCATATTAGAATAATGTCCATGTTGTTTTGAAACAGTCTTTGACTTGTCTTTTGCCAATTTGGTTTCGAAAACAGTGTGATTGTAATTGTCCACTTCAATATAAAATGGAGCAATAGAAAAATCTTCAATTATCATTTTCTCTGTTTTTTTAAAAGTGTTAATAATTCAAAGGCACCTTGATATTTCTTCTGAAAATGCGGGCCTCTATTCATTCTCAGTTTTACTAAATTCCATGTTTCTACAAAGCAATCAATACCCGCAACAATACCATGTTTTTGTATATATGCTTGAAACACAACATATTGTAATCTATTTGAATCTGTTTTTGTTAATAACTCACTGCAAGTCACTGGGCCACAGCCACTTAAACCTGTTATGTTATCAACAGTATCACCAATAAGCATTTGCTCCATAAGGTTCTTAAATGCCTGTTCCTTAGTAATTTCAATCAGTACATCATTTAAAATATCATAATGTGTACCCGGTACTTGCTTTAAGTCTTTATCTTCTGAATAGATAAAAGTATCTTCATCTTGAAGCATGCAGATCAAATCATCTGCTTCCAATTCCGGATAAATGACACAAGGATAATTCTCTTTTAAATAATTCTCAATTTTGATTCGGTCTGAAAACTCTCTCGGATAAGCTTGTGCTTTTTGTGGTCGATTCCCTTTATACTGCTTTTCATAAGATACTGCATGTCTGAAATTCAAATGACGACTTCCGGAAAAACAAAGCAGTAAAGCCGGCGCATCAATATGCGCCGTTACTTTACTTAATGCTTTATCTACTTCCGTAGGAATGTAGTTCATTTCTAAGTATGAAGGTGTTTTTTCATGCTGTTTTACAACAGATGATGTCACGATAAATCGCACAAAATCCGCATCAATCAAACCAATCTTATCGGTTTTAATTTTCTCTTTTGCTTTAATGAAAAAGTCCATAAATAAAATTCACGATAAAAACTATTAAAAATATTGTTAGTGTTACAGGCCACAAGAATAAATCAAGTAATAAGACTTGGTGTCTTTTTTGATAATAATAGAGGTATTGTAAACTCCCAATTTTTGGTTCGGTAAACTTGTGAAACACATATCCAATAAAGAAATATGTAATCACTACAAATGCTATAGATATAAAACTCATGTTTTTATTTTTTAGGAAGCCAACTCCTGTTAAATTCAGGCACTTTTTCAGTTTCGTTTTTCATTTCTATTTCAGTAATATCAATAGTGATATCTTCAGGTCTTACAACCGTATAAGATCCTCTTGAACGTCTTTCAAGATTTTCCATTAATTGATAATAAGCAAGTACTGAAACTGATTGAAATACTCTACGGACAAAATGATTTTTAGCCCATATTCTGCCTAAATTCCCTGCAAGAATAAAGCCTCTTAGTATTGACATAATATGTATTTAGAAGGTTAAAATTGGGGAGCCAGAAACGGCTCCCCTTTCTGATTTTAAAACGGCATATCATCATCCGAGATATCCGGCATTTTTATTTCAGGCATTGTATCCTGTGGTTCAATTACTTCTTGAACAGGTGGTAGAGGTGGCGCAGCAGGAGCTTCTTTTCCAATCCGCTTAGCTTTGCCATTAGCAACAAGTTGTTCCTCTGTCCAGCCACTTGCAATGTATTGCTCATACGTATAGTCTGTAGCAATCATTTGAACATTTCCTGTTGTAGGAATAGGAGCAGGTGCCGGAGCTGATGGAATAGTAGGCTTTTGTACAGATGGCTCACGTTTTACCGGAGCCTCACTGTTTTCATTGCTTTTATCCCAAATCATACCGCCACGTTGTAAATGTGCTTGTGCTTCATCACAACGTTTGATTTGCTCTCTGATTTTTGGTGGTACTTTTTTCCATGCTTCAGAGTTCCAACACGTTCCAGCATCATCAATAAGGAATGCATTAGGCTCATTGAACTTAACTACTTTTTCCCAATCAAAAGAATACGATTGACGAATATGTTCAGAAGCAGGTCTAATCATCCCAATATTGTTGTAAACAATTGCAGGATCCTTCTTGCTTGGCTTGTTGAAAATATCAACAATAAACACCTTGCCAATGTACTTGCCTAAATTGTACCCATAACGGTATTCGCTTTCAAGTATAACACGTTCTTCAGCAACGTCAATAAACTTTTTCAAGTTTGAATTTTCAGCCAGTATAAAGTTAAATTCTTTGTTGCGTGCTGTTGGACGCAGCTCAGTATCAGTTTCGTAAAATAACTGTTTAAACAACGGAAATTCAAACATAAATTTGATTAATCGTTGTGATTTGTCAAAGTACTTATTGTACTGTGTACCCATATCAATAATAGAGTATAAAATTGCGGGATGTGGTCCTGCGGGTAGGTTCTTCACATCGTTTCTTTTGTTACTACTTGAACTTGAAGCAACAGTGAAATCTAAGGGCGTCTTATCGCTCATAATAATTTGTGTTTTAAAAATTGTTTTAGAAATAATCGTCTTGACTTAAAGCTTAACATAAAACCTGTTGCGCAGGAAAAGAAACCTTTAAACATAAATCTTCTTTTTTTCCGTTTGTGAATAATTGTTTTGTCTATTTCATATAAATAATCGGTTAAATAATTAGTAATTAAATCATAAGCTAATAAATAGCTTACATGATTTTCTTTTGCACTGTCTGACACATGTTGTACAAATTCAGCTTTGTTAAATACATCGCTTTTTAAGTAATCGTAAGCGTCTTTTCGGGAAGTAAAAGTTCTCTGATTTTTACTTTCAATTATGCGTTTAATATTACTGCTTTTTGGCATCAATTAGTAAACTGTTTTTTTCCGTAATAATTTTTTAAATGTTTGACTTACTTTAATATCGAGCACGTATTGTTTTGGCATATAATCAGTTTTGCCAGTTTGTAAATTGTGATAGTTATAGCCTTTACGCGCTCTTAAAAACAACGTACCTACTTTGTGAATGTAAAAAGATTCACCAAATGAAATACGTTTAAATATTTTCCGTTGTATGTACAAAAGCAAACGTTTTGCTTCTTTTTGTGTCAAGCCAAATTCTTTGGCTACGTCTTTATCAAAATCGGATAATTTCATACTAATTATTTTATTCAAATATAAATAAAAAGATTTAATATCGTCCTATATCCTACGAAATTAATCATTATAAATTCCCATAACATTGTAGTTGTGGATTTTCATAGAAATGGGATTCATAAAGATTTTGATAGGTTTGGTTCCTACATCACGTCCTTTGGCAATAATGAAATCAGTTTCAAACAATTCATTGTGAGGTACGATTTCACCCATTTGCTCTCTGTAATACCCGTCGCGATAAAAGAATGCTACAACGTCTGCATCTTCTTCAATCGAGCTTGATTCTTTTAGATCCGATAAACGTGGTCTTTTATTAGGTCGTTCTTCTACTTTTCTTGAAAGCTGTGATAAACCAACCCAACACGCATTGTTAACGCGTGCAAAGTTTTTAAACTCTCTTGTTATCGTAGTAACAGTAACACGCAGTTCTGAAGGCTTACGCAAGCTCATACGCTGTATGTGGTCAACAAAGAATAATCGCACACCATGTTGTGCGTGCAATTCTTGTGCTTTTTCCATAATTTCTTCCAAATTGGAATACGCATCATAGATGTACAAATTTGATTCATCTATTGTTTTACCAGCTGAAATGACTTCTCGTAATTCCTTATCAGTTAGATCACCTGATTTGATTTTTGCATAATCAATCTTAGTGATCTTACTTGCTATTTTATTTTTCAATTGCCACTTGGACATTTCAAGTGAGAAAATAGCAACTTTATTTCCAAGCGCTGAGGTTTCCCATGCGGAAATAACCATAAAGGTTGATTTCCCCATACCAGGTCTTCCTGCAAGTACGAAAAATTCACCGGGAGAATATCCAGCAGTAAAACTATCTATCGCACTCACTGTTGTAGGAATACCTGTAGTCTGACCTTCTCTGTTTTTAGTCACGTTCTCAATCATACGTTGTTCGTAATCTACAGCTTCTTCAGTCAATCCTTGCGTCAATCTTTTATACAGACGCGAATAATCATCTAAAAGCAAGTCTCCGCTAACAATTACGTCGCGACCATTCCAATTGCCGAATAACATATCTCTTGATTTGTTATTCCAAAAATCAAATAATATGTGCTCTTTGAGCAACATAATATTGTAATCAAGCAATGTATCAGTCGCTAACGCTTTTTGCGTTAGCGTTACACACGCTACGTCAAATTGAGCTGAATTATTGTGTCGATACTTTTCAGGACGACGATCGCAAACTGATGTTAGAACAGGGTTAATTCCCTTTTCATAACATTGCATGATTGACCAAAACACTTCTTGGTGAATTTCTTGAAGGAAATCACCAGGAAGTAAGTTGTGTTTCAATACAATTTTTCGAACATTAGGACTGTAGCCTAATAAGATAATTGTACCTAAAATATCTTGTTCTACTTTCTCTCGAAAATAAACATCATAATTCTTCTCTACGGTTTGTTCCATATTTAATTAAAATAAAATTTACCATTACATTCCATATACCACTTTGGTGGTTCTATCTCCATAGAAACGCATGCAGAAATCTTTACAAGATTTTGCATTTCGTCTTCTCTTAAGGGATCTAAAGCAACGACAAGAAAATTTCGTTCATTTTCCATTGCTGTTTTCGGTAGTCGATGGAAGTCAATCATTACTTGATCTAAACCTCCTCTAAAAGTGTAAATACACTGTAGTTTAATTTCTTTTGCCATTATTCAAATATTAGTTCAACGTGTTTTCCTATTTTAGTTCCTAAAGGATCTGCATCTAAATCTTTTCCATGTATAGAAAGACGTTCCGGATATTTTTTGAAAAACGCTATAATTTGAGTTTCTTCATGCAATCCGTAATCACCAGCCAAAATATCTACACTCGAAAGGTAAATAGGCTCTTCAAGTTCTGTTGTAACGAAAATTGGTCTTGACCAAAAATCTATACTGTGAAATTTTACTTTTAGTTTCATATCGTATTGGTTTTAACATTAGGTGGCGTTAAATTAAAATACACCTGAGAATATCCGATATTCATGTCAATGAGTAACGCCGACAGCATTTCCATAACGTATATTCCGGTAAGTTTATTAATCATAAAGCTTTGTTCATTGAGTGAAGCTCTCATTGAACAGCTTGGTTCTTCAGGTTTGTCTTCCATTTCAGGATATAAATCAATAATGGAAGGCAATTGTTCTTTCTTTTTACGACTGTAAGACGCTAACACAATTTGTCCGTAATCTCTTGAATTACCCGCATCAATCCAATAATAGGTTTGTTTATAGCTATTGCCTTTTGGTTTTGTTGGCAAATGTTTGGCTAATTTACGTCGCAATTTGACATTATCAACACACGTAATGATGATGTTATCATCATTAAGGTCTTGTAGTAAAAATTCTTTATTAAAGAATTGTACATTACTGCCATAGGCGCGATTCACACGCGTTGTAAGGACTTCTGCTTTGTATTTGCCTATATCGGGTGGAAAGAATTTTTGACGTCCTATATTGTGCTGTTCTACAATATCAGGGTCAAATACTTTAATGTTCAAAGGTCGTTTATCCAATTGCTTTAAAGATTCAGATAATGCGACCAGTTCAGGAAGTATAAAACTTCCGGTTCCCCCAACACCTATCAAGGTAACATTGATATTATGTGTCGGATTGGCTAAGTAATTATGAAGGCAAAACATGTTTCAGTTTTTTAAATGGTTTCAGCATTTTCTTAGGAAAAGGTTTCTTTTGATTGAATAATCCTGCATGAAACTTTTTATCGTTTCTCATAAGTTCTGTTGTGAACTGAGAAGAAAAGAACACATTCTCCAAGTTTCGCATAATTGTATTAATGCTTTCGCTATACACACGTTCTCGTTTGATATTTCCCCAACACAAGTTATTGTCTTGATAGATGTTAGGAAATGGCAATCTGTAAAGCATCGTATCAGGAGTAACGTTTGTAGTTTTCAAAGCGTATAAATACAACTGATTTTCTTTCATGAAAAACAGTATGTTAGGATAATACAACATACGCTCTTTTTTACCTTTTTGATAATAAGGTTTGTAGTCACCTTTAACGACCCAAGCAACTTCCGGATACATACCATAAACGGAATAATACACAACATTTTGAGGAATGAAATTGTGGTCAAAATGTGCAAACGCACCTTTTGTTTCGTTTTGTTGCTGTAAGTCTTTTAACAAGCCTTGTATGGCTTTATAAGAGATTGGTTTGTATACAGGGTTAGTATCTAAATCAACGCTATACTCCGCATAAATCTCATTTTCAGATTTAAAAAAGATAATGTCAAAATAAGGTGTTAATTCTTTTCTTGACAATTCTGATATTAATTCGTTCATAATTTTAAGTATTAATAGTAACAGTCTAAGTTTTCAAAGATTTGAAAGAATTTCTTAAAGGCATCCGCTTTTTTAGCATGTTGCTCAGAAGTTTCATTTTCAAAATCCCAAACACAGAAAGGTGTGGGATAATAAGATTCTCTTAAATTCATTTCAATCGTTGAATGCAGTTCGTAATCAACATCACTTTCTGATAAAAAATCCCAGCTTATTGATAAAATATCATCTATAAATGAATATTGATCATCATCATCATCAATATGAATACTTTCTAATGATGAAAGCGAATATTGATGTTGAATAAAATCTGTTGAAAGTGTTATAAAATCCTTGTATTCCGGATATTTCTTAACCCAATGATTGATTGTTTTGGAATAATGCTTTATGATGTAAGGTCCTTCAGGAACTACAAAAGGAAGTAATTTATTAGTGATAACATCAAAAGCATGCTTATCTTGCTCATAAGCTTCTTCTTCATATCCCAGATCACGACCGTATTGTTCGTAATCATCAATACGATTTTCCAAAACATCTTTTGCATAATCTCCGGAACCAGAATGATAAGAACTCAATCCAAGTGTAACAAGACTTTGTAAAATTTCCTGAAGAAATTTTCGAAAGTTTTTGTCCGGATGTTCATACATCTTTTTGACAGGAAGTGTATTGATATCCCATGGAGTTTCAATAGCGGTTCCTATTCTTATTCCATTTGGATCAAACGCTATTTCTACATTAAATTTTGAATGAATAGTTGTAGCAATAAAAAAGACAGCACCATCAAGAGTGCTGTCTTCTTCTATAAGTGTATTTTCAAAATCAGGAATGTGTTGACAAGCAATTTCATACAAACGTGTAAGCACACGTTTAAAATATTCCTGGTTTTTTTCCGTTTCATAAAACGGTTTCTGTAAGTAAGCTATCCTGTAAAAAGGAATTACAGTAGGTCGATACTCTTTGAATTTAAAGTCATGCATTTGTAACGCTCGTTATTTTTTAAAACAGCAACTACAGATGGAAATTTTGTTCTTGAAGGAGTATTGTTAAGCTTCTTCTGATCCAGATTCTGCATGTACTGTTTCAAGGTTATTTTCTTCATGCTCAATAAGATTTAAGTATTCCAATACTTTAAATGCATCACGCATTGCGTCATAAACAATACGTTCATCTTTTTGCAATACACCTAACCAATGTTGGATGTATGCAGAAGCATTGTCAATGGTATCATTGACAATAGATACGGTTTCACATAAGAAACACGATACCAATTCAGCTACAAGTTCTTCGCGTGCATATTCGGGAGATCCTTTCGGATGTCTTCCCATAATGCCATCGCGATTCAATCGGCTTGTATGTCCGGTTGAATGTCCAAACTCATGAAAGAGTGTGGCATAGTACGCTTCTTCATATTCAAAGCGACGTTTATCAGGCATCATTACCGTATCAGTGCTTGGTCGATAATACGCATTCTCAATTAAGGAATGCGTATAAGGAGCTACTTTAGGTTGAATTTGCTCAATAAACAATTCAATATTGGTAATGTCCGCAAATTCCCGACCTTCAAGTATTTCTTGCATTTCAGTTTCAAACGGATTGGTTAGATTCGTTTGTTCTAAATTGAAAAGATTGTACTTTTTAGCAATCGGATATTTGATTTGCTCATCACCATCTACTTTGATAATCATTTTCCAAAACACAACAGGCGTTGATTTCTCGCCTTTGTTCACTTTACCACCTAATTGTTTGACTTGTTTAAACGTCAACCAATAAGGTGTTGCTCTGTTTTCAAAAAGTAAGTTCCAAAAGTTTACTCCTGAATAAGCACGCTTGGAAAGAAAATTCTTTGGCATACCAATGCTCAAAGATTTCCATTCGCGTTTCCAAGGGATTTCCCCTTGTTTCAATTTTGCAATAACTCGATCAGTTAATTGCTTGTAAATGCTGATTTTGCTCATTGATTTGTGATTTAGCTTCTCGATTAATTTTTATTATAAGACGTTTCGCTTTAATAAGTTCTTCTGATATTTCTCCTTGAATATTCTTTTCTCTTAAGAGTTTTTTAATGTATCTATCAGATAATTCTTTATGTTGTTTCCGACTTAAGAGCTTATTATATTCCTGCCATTTTTTTCTGATTTCCGGATTTTGATCTTTTCTGTTTTGAATACGCTTATTAATTTTTTCGCGATTTCTTTTCGAATAATTACTCATTTCTTTGAGTTTTTTTTCACGTCTTCTCCAATAAGCTTCTCTTTCTTGTTTACGCTTTTTTTCAAGTTGTTCTGGCGTAAAATTTTTCCGTCGTAAATTCGTTTTCTTATTTATACAAGGTTTGCATTGTCTGCCTTTATACGAAAACTCATGCAAGTACTTTTCTTCATTGCAGCACGAACAAGTTTTTTTTATTTTTTCAATTCGCATTTCTTGTCTTTTTGAGGCACAGTAGCCAAGAAAGGTATAGGGCTATTGTTTTCTAAATAACGGTTATAATTTCCTTCAGCAATAGCTGATCTAACCATAGAATTACTAATAGAAACAAAGCTTCTCGCTTCATCAGTGTTAATTTTTCTATTTCTAAGGTCTTCAAATACCTTAGTTAATTCGGTTCTTAATTCAGTTGTATTTTTCATAATAGTACTTTTTTAAATTTCTCTAATGATTGTTCAAAATTCCCAATATACGTTCCTTCAGCAATTACATATTCAGGCGTATGTTTTCTTCCTGAATCTCTAATTTGCCACTTATTATCTTTTGTAATAACAGCTAATGAGTAGCCGTCTACAAATTCCATGTCTGATGCAATTCCGTGTTCTACTTCTTGAAAAATATCTGAGATACCATTGAAGATAAAACACAAAGAATTGTTGTATAAAATAGCGAACGCACCGTCTTCGGTGCGTTCCATATCTTTTACTTTATAAATTCCTGCAAATACTTTTCTCATAACATCAAACAGCTTTTCATTGATTTGGTTTTACAATGGTCGCAATGACCTCTTGTTTGATCCGGTTCCATATATTCAGTATGGTCACAACTCTCATTCATGCAAATGCATGGCACAATGCTTTCAAGCATATAATCTCTAAGAAAGTTATCAATTGAATGATACCCTTCGCTCTGCGCTAATTGAATTAGCTTGTCGTTAGTTTTACTCATTATTTTTCAATTTTATGCTCGGCTTCATAAGCCTTTTTATTAGTTTCAAGTTCAATCCATTTATCTCTGAATTGCTGAATTTCAGTTTCATCAGTTACAAATGGAAATTCTTCGATAAATGCATCGACATCATCGTAACAGTCCAAAATACTCCAATCGCACATGTACTCATTGAGTAATGAATGCATACCTTCACAGTTACGATATAAATGTTCAGCATAAGAGTAGTCTTCATCACTTACAAGTCCATCTTCTACTTGAAGAATACCTCCAAAATTCATTCCTGGTTCTGAATATTCATGAAATACATCTACGTTGTATTCCAACGCAATCATTTTGATTAATGTATCAGGCGGACCCCAAGCACTATCACCTTGAATAGTGATGCTGTATTCTTTGTTTTGAATTTGAACATCATCGAGTTCTATCTCGTCAGTATCTATTTCCATATCCCACCATTTGGTGCCATAGAAATAGTAATCTTTGTCTTTTTCAGGCTCTTTAAAGAAAGAGTCACCAAAATCAACAAACGTATTGAATGATCCGTAATTTTTGAACTTTGAAACAAGCTCTTGTAATACGCTCAGTTTTTCCGAGCGTATTTGTACATAATTCCAACAGTTATTTGCCATAATTATTTGTATCTAAAAATTCATTTTTATTTGTTTCGGATCCCATCCATGTTGCATTCTCCATTTCTTAGCATATTCACCATCTGGCAATGGTACTCTATTAAACCATGTCGTAGGACAGTTATAATATGCCGGCCCCATAGACTCTGAAATAAGCTTAATGAATGCTTCACCATTTCTTAATTCTATCAATGCAACACCAATAGCTTCACCACCCGGTGTGTCTGCAATAAAATAAAGTTCATTATACTGACCTTTCTGAGTTGCTTTTACCAATTTATGTGCTAAAATGTCCACTGATAAATCTTGTCTTAAAATATCTAAAGCAGATGCTTCAGATAACGTTGTATTTGTATCGGTAGTACGATACGTAAAACTTGTCCATCCCATAATTAATTGTTTTCTATTCAATTTTAATTTTACGTTTTCTTGCGACTTTGCGCATATCATTCAATTTTCCAAATATGGTATTGGGATAATTGTAGTTCATCACGTAATAATACGTGTCTTCATTTTTTACTCTCAACTCATCAATAATTTGTTGAGGTAAACCAGGGTCTATATTCTGAAGTTCTTCTTCATCATACAGACGTTTCATTAATTGTCCTTTGTTCATAATTATTTTGTTTCTTTATTTAATTCGGGAAATACGTTTTCATCGATTAGAAAATCAAAAAGTCTTTTTTCTAATGCTACTAAATCATTACCATTTGTTTCTTCTTGACCAAGTATTAAACAATACAAGCCATTATTTTGTATTCCAATAAATCCAGAACCATCAGCATAAGACCAACAATATCGAATATCAAGGTCATTTTGACCATATAATCCGTCATAGATAATATTACCATCACTTTCATATAATGGCTCTATTTCTTTTGTTTTTCTAAAATGTTCAAAAATCGCTTGCTCTTGCACATCATAAGCAAGCTGTTCTATCTTATTTAAGAGATCTGTTGTCCAAGAATTGACTTCTGCTGTCAATTCATTATGACACTGACTTAATGGATATCCTTCGTTTAATAAGTCCTGAATAATCGGATCATCTAAATCAGACCATAGTGCATTTAGATGATTGAAACCATGAGCAAATTTTGAAATTGATATCTTTAGATCGCTCAATCTTTTAATTGTTTTTTCTTGTTTTAAACTTAAATGTTTCATAATAATCGTAATTGCCCCTTGCTATCACAAGGGTAATTTTCTTCTAATACTTCACATAACGCTCTAACGCGCACATCACTCGGGTCAAACAACTGACCGAGTTCTAAAAAGTTTTTAAACTTCTTAGGTTTCTCTCGATCGACAAACATTGTTGTCCGCATCGATTCATCAGCTTGGATAGCCGCTACAATTTCCTTAAAGCCTTTGTGCTTGTTCTTGGTTTGATACAAACCAAAAGCACTCGCATTCCAAACAAGCTGTGTCATCACATTAAAATGATTTTGATACATGATGCTCTCATGTTTGGATTGTCGTAGCTTGCCGGCTTTAGGCCGGTAAATAATAAGTACTAAAGGAAAGTGTGCTTTCACCCAATCAGGATGATCTATCCCTAAATCAAAAGGACAATCTTTAAGATTGTCCCATGTTAGTTTTTCCGGATAAATAGTATCGATTTCTGCTCTTAAACGTTCAAAGTAATTGAGTAGTCTGTTTAAATCAATTACTTCTGTAGTTTTCGCCATAACGTTCTTTTCTTATTTGAATTTTAGCTTCTGCATAAGAATAGCCCATTGCTTTTTGGCAATGGCGTTCTACTTTGTGTATGATCGCTTTATAATTGCGATTATTCATATAGCGACCAGGTGTTTTGTAGTAATAGGCATACCTGTTGACTAAATTATTTGACACCATAACACACAAGTCCATATCTGTCAATTTGTAAGAAACAGTTCCTTCAGACCATGCTTTCATATACTCCATGTATGCTTTTTTCCCTTTTTTTCGTAAAGAAAATCCAGCAACTTTGACAGCGTGTTCAAATATGTATTTGGCTAAATCAGTAAGAGTATGTACCTCATCAAGCAGTACATACTCATTATTACTGTAAACTCTGTAATACTTGTCTTTAATCATCACCATCGTATTTACTAAATACTCTGTCAATAATCTTGTTCATGTATGAAGGATTCAGCTTTGTAGGATTCGTCTTGCGAATAGCTTCGATTAACGCACTAAAGTATGCGATATCAACTCCAATAAGCTGTTCTTCTAAAACGATAGGATTGCGTAAATCCAAATCAGCACATTGGAAAAGCATCTTTAGTACTTCTCCAGCGTTCATTGTCCATTTACGCGCTATGAATTTCTTCATGCGAATAACAGATGTCAATGGATACAATGAACCTTGATAACGCAGTTCTTTAGTCATTAAAGATTCTAATGCATCAGTATTGGTTACCAATCCTTTTTTGAATGTGAAATAATTCGTCGCATGAATAAAATCAAACGACTTATGTATTTCTTCAATAGTTCCTGAAAATCGTGTTACGATTTGAATATCATTCGATAATGATATTGCATTCTGAGAAAAGAACAAAGGTATGTATACATTATCAGGGATTTCCTTGAAATTGTTATATGTTACAGATGATTTTTTATCCCCTTGTAACACATTTGTTTTTTCATGAATTAAATCAGGAGCATAACCCCCACCGTCAATATCGATTTTTATTTGTCCAGGGTGTAAAGATTTAATTCTTACAGCACGTTCTGAAACATTCTCGCCATATTCAGTGTTTTCATACATTTCATCACCAGCTAATCGATCAAGATATTGCTGTTTTAAATTACCGTCCAATACTTTAATACTATGAAAGTCGCAATAGTATTGCGTTAAACGTTTCAAAACATTAATGTCTTGAATGTAAACATCATAATCATTGACAGGTTCTTGCAAGAGTAAACTTGCAATAGATCCACCTGAAACAACGACGTTATCTCTAACGTCGTCTTGTAGGTGTGTAGGAAGCGTGCTAATCCACGCATTCAATTTCTGTGAGATTACTCTCTTAATAGTTTTAATCTTCATCTTCTGTACCGGTATTAGTTGCTACTTTTTCGTCTTTTTGTTTTTCCAATTCATCAATCCACCAAGATCGGTATTGGTCAGCGCTACTTTGTAATTCTTCAACTCGCTGTGTCAGTTTAACAATGTTCATAGCTTGTGCTACAATTACATCTTTTAATTCTTGTTCTGTCATAATTCTGATTTTTAAATGTACCCCGTATACCCCATTATATATGTGGTGTATACAGGGCAATGTTGTTTTTAAAATTTATTCGTTTACAAATACTTTAAAAATATGATTGCTCTTGGAAAAAGTATATTCCATAGCGTCAAGATTTTTATGTTCTCTCTGTTCTTTTAGGAAAGCATGTTTTTTAATACTTTCTAAATCTACATTGCGCTTCCAGCCATTAAATGTAATTGCCGGTGATGTTTCCACATATACACGATTTAAGGATATATGGAAAAACTGATCCATATCAATAAGCTTACGAAGCTTATTGAAAAATTCTACTGATTCTTTCATGATTTTTGATTTTTAATCTTTTCAACTGTCCATAAAAGGTCGCACACAAGCGCATAGGTATGTCTTAAAGGCACTTTACGTTTAATTGGGCCTATGATACCAGATTTTAATAAAGCTTCGTACATACCTTCGTTTTCGCTATAATCTTTAATGATTATTTCGTCGTCAGCGAGTTTCACATAATCAATGTTCAATGTCGCTGTTGCTACTGCGTCTCCGGTAGCTTCTTCTATTAAGGTGATTGCGGTTCTTTTATTGGCATAATTACCATATACCAGAACGCAATCCCATTCTTTGAATTTTACAAGATTTTTTCCCATAAATAAAAGTCACTGTTTAACGTATTATATATAGTGTTAGCAAACATTTACAAAGTAAAGTGTAAAATCACCAACCCAAGCGTTAAGCCAACTAAAACACCTACAAAAAAGTTAGGTAAATTAAAACGTTTGCTAACACTGTATAAACTCAATAATTTATCAGTGAGTTCATTATCTGTTTGCTCCATATCCGCAACTAATTCTAATATTTTTTCTCTTGTTGTCATATTTATTAAATTACTAAGTTTATACTATTACGTTAAAAGGTGACTAATTAACCATTTATATATACTGTTAATTGGTCACCTTATTAGTGCCTGCTCTTATTACCACCAAGATGAGTAATAGTATTTGTCTCCTTCTTCGTGTGCGTCTATAATAGCTTCTAAAGGCTTTAAGATGCTTTCTAAGGACTTTAAATACCATTTGGTATAGTTGGTACTACCGAAGAAAAAACCGCCTTGTGTTGGCAGTATTTCATTTAATTTTTCTTCTGTTTCATAATCAGGTACTTCAAAAGGTTCTTTTTCTTCAAAACGTTTGCCGTCTTTCCAGCCAGAAGATGTTACAAGCATTTCAGTTCGTGTACCTCCTTCTTTGTACGTTTTAACGGCTTCTTTACACGTTTCAAGAAATTCTTTTAGTGTGTCTAAAGGAACTTCTCCCTGATCATTATCTCCGCCTACGCGTTCTACAAACCACGCATGAATGTGGTTTTCTTTTCTCCAGTAGAAAACTTCAAAGTTTTCACCGGTTCTTTCGTCATGTTTGTGTAACCATGCATCTAATCCCATAATTTCTGATTTTATTCGATTATTGTATTGTTTAATTTGTCCATTAATTCACGTACACCATGTTGATTCAGCATAGGTACACTACGCTTTCCTTTAATTGGGTCATGAATAATTACCTCATAAGGATATGGCGTGTTGGTATGCGCCATATCCCCTGTTACTACACGAATATAAATACCATTGCCAAAGGTATAATCCGCGTATTTATTCAATTCAGTAATGTATTCTCTACCATCGATTTTGGTAAAGCGTACAAACTTCAGTTTTGAAAACCACTGTTTCATCCTTTAGTACCTAAATTGGCTGTAAAGGTGTAAACAGCTTTACCATCTTCAATGATTGGTCCTTCTACTGTAGCGTTGGCTAAAGCAGGATGTTTGTCGCTATAATATTTAGCGATTTGAAGCTCTGTCATGCTCCCTGAAACATCAGGTAACACTTCGTCTTTATATTTAAAGACGCGTTCTAATTGTCTACTTGTTCCCATTATTTTCCGTAATTATCAATTAATTTAAATAGTTTGTGTATGCTTTCCACTGTTTGTTCGTCTTTGTTGATGCCAGTCAGTGTAAGCCCTTGTTTCTTAGCTTTCTCTCGAAGTTTTACCCACTCTGTTTCCACTGTAAGCTCTTTTGTAGCGTTGGCTAAATCAGCTAAACTTACTTGTGGTTGTGGGTATACTGAACCACCAGGCACCGGAATTGGAGCTGTTTTTGCACGCTCTTTAATACGCTCTCTGATAGTTGGTAATTCTGCAATTTCCTCAGGAGTTTTCGGAGGAGGAGGTGCTGTCATAGGTTCAAAAACGTCATCAGGATCCATTAAAGGTAATTCGTCAGGAGAAGCGTATGCTTCTTCCAACAATTCCTGTTCTTCTTCAGTAAGTATTAACGTACCTTGTGTTGTCGTTTTACTTTCTGATTTAGCTTCAATCGGTTTGGTTTCAACCTTTTCCTCTACAGGAGGAGGTTTAGGTTCCGATTTCTTTTCAGGCTTTTCGGGTTCTGTTGCTTGTGCAAACAGGTCCGGTTTGCTTTCTGATTTTGCTTCAGATTTGCCTTCTACTTTCGCAGTTGTTTTCTTTGCAGTAGTTTTCTTTGTAGCTTCTTTAGCTTTCGCAGTCAAATCTTTTTCAGCGTCCTCTAATGCCTTTGCTAAAGAATTGATACGTTCTACATTAGTTTGATGCGTATTTAAGAACTGTTGTAAGTCTTGTTGCATCATTTGTTCGATTTCTTCAGGTGTACCTTCAAATTCTAAAGGTGACACATTAAAGTCTGTTTTACTTGTTCGTAAGTTGAACTGTAAGAACATGTGAAGTTCACCAGCATTCTTAGATGGTGAAATTTTGAGTGTCACATCTAAGTGCGACACTACAGGTAATAGTGTTTGTAACATAATAATTAAGTATTTAATAATTGATATTCTAAAGCATCGTAGGTCAAGGTCATTGATTCTATACGTGCCATTAAACTTTCCAAATATTCTTTAAATTTTACATCATCATTACAAATGTAGTATCCTTTAGATGATGATGCGAGTCTTGGTACCAGTCCATGTACACGAATGTACTGAACTATTTTTCTCAGTTTTGGTGGTTTGGTATTAAACACAGCTGTTCGAGGAAAGTTGTTT